CCCGAGAACGCTAGTGCCCCGGAAGCGGCAGAGGTAGAGCAGGCCGTGAAGCCGCGCAAGCAGCGTCGGAAGTGATCCCCTGGCCCTTCTTGACAATGTGAAGGCAGCCCTGCGGAATAATAGGATTTAAAGCTGTGTCATGGCAAGAGAGCGGCGTAAGTCGCTCTCTTGCTTTTATTAAAGGCAGGTGGTCTCTATGACCCTAGATGATGTTAAACTTTATCTGAGAGTAGATACTTCGGATGACGACGCATTAATTCAATCACTTATAACCGCTGCGGAAACGTATATCAAACAGCAAACAGGGAAAACAAAAAAAATAGTTGGTGGGGAGGAAACGGATATTTCTACGGATGATCTTTATAAACTTTGTGTCAAATTACTTGTTGCTCACTGGTATGAGAACCGCGGTGTGGAAACCGGTGGTGGGCGGGTGGCGGTGACAAAAATCAGCCACTCCGTGGACGCACTGGTGAATCACATTTCGCTGTGTGGTGACTACGTATGATTAACATTGGCGAATTGAGGCAGCGGATAACGATCCAAGAAAAGGGGTTAGTGCCGGACGGCGAGGGCGGTTTTGTTGAGGACTGGAAGGACGTGAAGACGGTATGGGCGAAGGTGGACGTGGTCCAGGCACGGCAGCAGTATGAATTTAATTCCATTGGAGTGGAGGCCACACACCGGTTCGAAATTCGGGGGAACGTGAAAGTGAACGAAGACCAGCGAATCCGCTTTAAAAATCGGTTTTTTGAAATCAAGACTATCGAGGACATCGAAGAACGCGGGATCCGGAAAGTAATTACTTGCCGGGAGCTAAGATAAATGGTCCTGAAGAATCAAGTCGTCATTAAGTCTTTCGTGAAACAGATTGAACAGGATCTCAAAAAAGGCAGACGCGAAAAGTTGAAAAAGGCTGGCCAGCATGTTCGGAAAAAGATCCGCGACAAAATCAAGCACAAGCGAATTTCGCAACCGGGTGAGCCTCCGGGCCGGCGTAGTGGGAATCTCTATAAAGGTATCAGGTATGAAGTCAGGGAAGAAGAGGTTCTGGTCGGCGCAGCGCCACCGGCGTATCATGCTCACTTGTTGGAGTTTGGGACCGAACAGCGGACTGTTGGGAAAACCGGAAAAGATGCAGGGAAGGTTGAAGCGCGGCCTTTTATTTTTCCGACTTTTGAAGAGGAGAAAGAGGAGGTCAAGCGGATTTTGTCTGAGGAGTGGTTGGATTGATTGAATCTACGATTCTACAAGTTTTGCAAAATGACGTTGAGCTTACTTCTTATGTTACCACTTTTGCCGGCCTTCCTGCTATCTTTTCCGAATCAGCGCCGGAGGGCGCGAAAAAGCCATACATTACTTTCCGGATCACCGAACTCAGTCCGGCCTATACCGCGATCGCGCGGTTTTCGCTCTATACTGACTATTGGGATTATGGAACGTCAAAGGCGGTGGCCCGGAAGGCCGCCGAACGAATGAAATTTTTACTTGACCAGAAATATTTTGAGCATGAACGGTATTCGAAGATTCGGATATCGTTTTTTTCTGGCGGGACGGTGGATGAAGATGATCCGCAGATTATTCATTATAATCAGCAGTATTCTATCCGCGCCTGTCGGAAATCATGGTGCGAACAATTTAAGAAGGGGTGAGGTAGATGCCGAGGTATCACGGCATTACAGACAAGACGTATAAGAATTTTGTGATTGACGCCGGCGCCGTATATTTGAACTACGGCGAACCAGACGAAAAACTAATTGGCGCCACTCGGGACGGGAACACTTTTACGATTGAACAGGAGATTCGGGAAATTCCGGTCGACGGTCAGAAAGGTCCTGTAAAGGGTCTGCGGCGGGTGACCAGAGTGACGGCCAGAATCACGGCTAACTTTGTGGAGTTTACAACCGACGTTTTAAAATTGGCGCTGCCGGGTGCAACGGTGGAAGATTATCCGGAGGTTGAACCGACACACGACGAGATTCGGAGAGCTCTCCGAATCGCGTTGAGCGATTATCACAAGAATATCGCCATTGTCGGGAATAAGTCCGGAACGGACCAACCCATCATTTGCGGAATTGAAAACGCCCTGGCAGATGGAAACTTCGAAGTGAGCGCCGCGGATGAGGATGAGGCGACGATTTCCATCCAGTTTACGGCCCACTTTGATCCGGAAGATTTGGACAAAGAACCGTGGTTTATTCGGAATCCGAAAGAAGAGGTGGAGGAGGTTTAATCCATGGAAATTAAGATTAGACCTCTTACCAACCGTGACTTTTTTACAGTAGTCGATATGCTGTCAAAGATTAGCGGCGAGGCCGGGCGAGTGATGTCCGGCCTCATTACGTCCCGGCGAACGGTTAAGGCCGGTAGCAAAGAAGATACTGAACAGATGGAAGCGCTGGGGCAGCAGATCGCTTTGGCCGTGTTGGAGGCCTGCTATAAGCATGTCCAGGATGATTTGATTAAGTGGTTTGCGTCATTGTTGGACGAGGTGACGGACGCGGAAGGCAACACTGTTCGGTACAACGGGAAAATGACGGTCAAGGAGTATTTGGATAAATTACCTCCATCTACGACGCTGCAAATCTTTGAACAGCTGAAGGATGCGCCGGAGACAAAAGATTTTTTTACTCGTGCTTGGCGGCTATCCAAAGAGATGAGCAGGTCCGCAAGTCAATTTACCGGAAAATCCAAGAAGTAAGATATTACGACCGGGTCAGCGAAGCGGAATTCCAAGAAATGCGCTTCGCTGATTTTTTATTGCGTGCGGAATTAATTGCGGAAATTCGGGTGGAGGAACAGAAAGAACGGATGATTGCCGCGGCTTATACCGCCTGGCTGATGGGCGCGGGTGGGAAAAAGTCTTTTAAATCTTACATTACAACCCTTGGTTTGGTTGAGAAGCCGGCGCCGCTTACCAAAGAAGAGCGGAAGGCCATCGCCCAGGACGCCTACAGCCGGGCGGCCAAAATTGTGGAACTTGACCGGAAAAGGAGGGAGCGGACAGGATGAGAGAAGTTTTTCGCCTTGTTGGCCGGATTGCCCTGGATGGCACTGTAGAATTGGACGAGAAGCTAACCGCCATTGACAAACAAGCGAATAAAGTCAGCCGCTCCCTCAATAAGATGGGTCGAGATCTTAATAAGCTAGGAAAAGAGCTGTCCAAATATATCACCGTACCGCTCATGACCTTGGCCGGTGTGGCCACAAAGGCCAGCATTGATTTTGAATCAGCTTTCGCTGGTGTGATTAAAACTGTTGACGCGACTGATGAGGAACTGGCCGAGATTCGGCAGGGGATCCGGGACATGGCCAAGGAGATCCCGACGGCCGCCACAGAGATCGCTGGCATTGCCGAAGCCGCCGGTCAGCTGGGTATTGAGACTAAAAACATTCTGAGCTTTACCCGAGTCATGGCGGACCTGGGCGTATCTACGAATATGAGCGCCGAAGAGGCGGCCACCGCCCTGGCCCGGTTGGCCAATATCACCCAGATGCCGCAGGAGAATTTTGACCGGCTGGGGTCCACCATCGTGGCGCTGGGGAACAATTTAGCCACCACCGAATCGGAAATCGTAAACATGGCCTTGCGCCTGGCCGGTGCAGGCGCCCAAGTGGGGATGACCGAAGCTCAGATTCTTAGTTTTGCCGGTGCGCTGTCTTCGGTCGGTATTGAGGCCCAGGCCGGCGGTTCGGCCTTCAGCAGAGTCATGGTCGACATGCAGCTGGCGGTTGAGACAAACAGTGATCGGCTGCGGCAGTTTGCCGCGGTGGCGGGGATGTCGGCCGACCAATTTAGCCGGGCCTTCCGTGAGGACGCAGCCAGCGCTATTATCGCGTTTATTGAAGGTCTGGGCCGGGCGGAGGAGCGCGGGACCACCGCGATCAAAATCCTTGACGACATGGGGATCACCGAGGTCCGCCTGCGTGACGCGCTCCTGCGGGCGGCTGGTGCCGGCGATCTGTTTGCGAATTCGCTAAAAATCGGGTCTCAGGCGTGGGAAGAGAACCTGGCTTTGACCAAGGAGGCAGAAAACCGGTATAGTACAGCC